CTGAATATCTACTACTCTAGGATAGGTATTGCGTCCGTAGACCTCTTTTACTAACTCAACTTTTTCACTCATTATGCTACGATTTTAAATACTAAATTTTGACCACTATAAACAACTTCTTCTGCTGGTAATAGTGCTAAATCTGCTGATCCGTATAAAGATAATGCATTATAAATTGATTGTTCGTTATCGTATACTGATAAAGGACCGTAAGTTGTAGAGAATATCTTTGTTTTAACTAATAAACGATAATATCTGTTAATTTCTAACCCTGTAGTATATAAAGTAAAGTAGTTTCCTACACTATCACAGCTAATTTTAGTAAAGTTTTCGTCAAAATCAACGATCATTTCACCTGTCTTAACATCTTGTAAAGCCCAATAAGTTTGTTCAGATAAAATTAAGTTAGTTAAGTACACGGAAGATGTTGTGAATTGACGCGGAGGATAAGTATATCTAGTAGATAATCTCATCTTATAAGTTTCGCCTTGTGTAAACTGTCCTGGATTGTTAGCTAATACTACAGTAACTTGATCTGTTAATACATAATTAGTACCTTGAGGATAGTAATTTGAATCATCCCACTTGAATTGAATAGTAGGAGGATAGATTGTATGTGTATCTACCGAGAAGAACTTTAAGTCGATAAATGCATTTGGATCTTCTTCTACAGCTTGAGGATGTTTTACAATAACTCCGTAGTTGGGAATTGAACCTGAAAACCATTCATCCATGATACCGGTCATATCTGCGTTCAAATCTTTATTTGACATATAGTCAAAGCTTTGAGATGCAGGTGTACTAACCCATGAACCGCCTCCTGTTACATAGTAAGGAGAAGAACCGCTAGGAATAAAATTCCAATTTAAGCTAGCACTCTCCCAGGTAGGTAAGTCTATATTATCCCAAACAAAAGCATCTTCTGCCCAAGGAGCAGAGCTACCGGAAATTCCTGTATATAACCAAGATACTCCGTTAGTGGATTGAGGTACTTGAGCAAATCTGCCAGTACCCATAGACCAGGATTGAGAAATAGGATATACATCTAGGGAATAAGTAGTGCTTAAATTTTGAGCAAAAGCTAAACTTAGCTTTAAACTCGCCTCGTAAGAGCCGCTTTTAGCTTGTGCTGCGAAAGTTTTTAATCTATTAATATCAGCATTAGAAAACTGTAGTACTGATCTTCTAATATCTGTTTGAGGAAACAATTCTCCAGAAGTATTATAATTAGAATTAGCAGCTAAGTCATAAGTGTAGTAAGGATTTTGAGTAACGAGTTGATCTCTGTTATAGAATGCAAGCCCGGCTTGTGAATTCTTAACAGATACTTCCAGTACTTGATCTATACCAGTATTTTTAACTGGGTATCTAGAGTAAATTGTTGCATCAGCGGATGCGAATATTTGATATACTGCCATTTTATTACATTGTTACTACGCGTCCTTGAATATCGACATCAGGGTATTTAACCTCAAAGATACTAGGATCTAACGAAGGATAAATTACACCGTTTAAAGTTGCTCCTGCTATATCATAACTGTATTCTGAATAACCTGCAGTTGTTCCTGCTAAATTATTTATTGCAATTTTACTTACTGTTTGTACTCCTGCTACTTGATCTAATAAAGTATAGATAGTAGAAAGTATAATAGGTTGATTTATTTGCCAATTCTCTCTATTAAAGAAAGTTCTAAGTAACTTTACACATAAACCTAAAGTATCTCTTGCAGAATAGTTTGGTAATATGATAATATCGAAGCTAACTTTAATGTTAATAATATAAGCAGGCTTTAATCTAATAGTATCAGTTAACATTCTATACTCTTTTAAGTATGTTTGAATGTTACGTAATAGAGCCGATCCTGGAACTTCAAATTGTCCTGAGGAGTTATAGCCTAATACATAAAGTGAAGTTGCTAAAGGATCTCTTTCGCCTGGTTCATTTAATACATACTGTGCAAAAGTAGCTTCATCTTTAGTTACATAAGCCTTAGCTACTTGACCGAACTTAGGAGGCATACCTAAAGTAATACCTAAATAATCTTGCTGTGTTACAGCTCTCATTTGTGATGGGAACTGATTTAAAGTATTTAATCTTAACTGCTCTGGGCTATCACCATCTCCACCGCCTACTGCTCTTTCTGCGTTATTAACTGCTAAAGAATTTAATGCGTTTGTTTGTAAGGTTGGATTGGAAGGAGTACCTTCGAATACAGAAGTACTAGTTACGATATTAGTTAATTGATTAACTTGTACGTTTGAAGCTGCACCTCCACCTACTAAGTATGTAACAGTTAAAGTTATATTTTGAGGTGCTAGACCGTAGCTATCATTTGTTACAAAGTTAGTTGGATCGAAAGCAGTATTTAAAAGAGATATACCGTTTATAGTACCTATACCTACATTGTTTGGATTAGGAATATAGACAGAAGAAGATACAGCTGATATACCTGCACCAAACTCTAATTCTAAGGTACTATTTTCTTTAAATCTAGAAACAAATCTTCTTGGTACAAGTAGTTTTTCTAAGACATAAGGAACTTCGTTAGCTTGAGAATATAATTGCGGATAAGCTGCTTGAGTATTCTGTACGGGTTTTAAAATATAGTTTTGAGCTAGGTAAGGAACTTCGTACCATTTATTACCATTACTATCATCAATGCTTATAATTTCGATAATATCAGTATCTTGTATAATCCTAGTAGGAAATCTTTCTGCTGCTCCAAAAGTCAATGTAGTTGTTTTAACTTGACCTGAAATAGCTTGAGTTGTTTTCTTTAAAAGATATGTATTTGGATTTCCTCCTACAGTAGTATAGGTTGATACGACAGTTGGATTAATAGAAGATGATAGGTTAAAGTTAACTACGTTTGGAACGTAAAAATACATTGTTGTATCTACATTAGATCTAACTTGCATACCGGCCTCGATAGTTAGGGCGTAGTTGTAATCAGGTAAATAACCGGCACCTGATGCAGGTAATTGTTGATAAACATCTAGATTAACAATAGCTGCTGAAGTTACTTTGGGTCTATAACCGAGCATATAAGCCAAGTTATATAGGTTGGAAGGTTGCTTTGCATACTCTAAAAAAGTCTCTTGAGTATTATTATCTAAGTAAAAAGCTAATACATCTCCTACATAAGCAGCCATGTCAATAAACATAGTACCAGGAGAGGATGTAGAAAAGTCGTTGTAAGAGGTTGGATAATATGCTTTTGCATACTCTATCAACGCCTCTTTAAAGGTGTTAAAGTCTTTATTTAAATATCTTATGTCTTTATTAGCCATTGATGCTTAGTGTTATATTGTCAGATTCTCTAGTGTTTCTAATAGTGTATGAGAAATTAACAGTCAAGTTATTCTCATCTGGATTACCTCCAAAAGTTAGATCCGTTATAACTACGTTTGGAAAATAAGCTTGTACACCACTTCTGATTAGAGTATCTAAATCCTCTACTGTAGTGTTAGTTATTTGCTCAAATAATTTACCTCTAAGACCAGCTCCAAAAGAAGGATTAAATATTCTTTCTCTAGGATCTGTCAATAAGAAATTTATTAAATTATACTTGGTTTGATCTTTAGTGTTATATACAGTCTCGAAAACAGCAGGATTGCTGAAAGGTATAGAGACTCCAATTCCTGTGGAAGGTCTTAGATCTAATACATTTATATTTCGTACGTTATATGCCATTAAACTTCTCCGTTTTGTTGCATTTTAGCCATTAAAGCTGTAAAATCTGGAACAGCGTTAATTTGAATTGCATCTAAATTTGAGCTCGGTCTTGCTGCTGCAAACATTTCGCCCACTGATTCTACTACTGGTGCATTTTCTCTTACCATTCCCATTCCGCCATACCCTTGAGCCATGCTCGAATCGAAGCTAAAACTCTCCATATCATCACCTGACATAGCATTTGCTGTTTCAGCAAGTAGGCTATTCAAAGGATTGTTTGAACTTAATACTGGCGGTGCCATTCTTCTAACTGGTTGAGTATTAAGAGTTCCAGGAATAGCTGGTTTAGCCGAGGTCTTTGTTTCGACAATAGGCTGTCTGTTTGCGATTATCGCTTCTTTCAGAATACCTGCAAGTTCTTCTTGGAAGACTGCGCGGACTTCTTCACGTATAAGTTTTCTAAGTAAATCTGTTTGTCCCATATTGTTATAAATATTTGTTTATTACTTTTTTGTCTTTGGAGCAGCTGGTTCATTTCCTGTTCCTACTGAACTAGCTATATTATCTGTTTTTAATAAGTTTTCTCCGTTAACTTTCTCTTGAGATACTTGGTTTTTAAAGGTAGTACTAGAGGCATCTAAAGCTGTTCTAACTCTCTTTCTCAAGCGTCTACCGCCTGATAAGTTATTAATAAAGGCGTTCAAACCTAAGCCTTGAGTCTCATCTGCACCGTCAGGTAAATCTTTGCTTTCTTTAAGTAGACTATCGAAATTAAAGTCTTCGCTCATAACAGTATCATTCTCTAAATAATTCACAGAAGTTGCTATTACTGCTAAATCTGAAGCATCTAATAAGTTAAATTGAGATGATACTAAATTCGAACTTAAAAGCTTTACCTTAACTTCTTCAATTATAATAGCAGTATTAGTTGCAAAAGTTAAATCAGATTGTGCTACTATAGCTCCATCTGGATCTACTGCAATACCTCTTCTACGCTTATTTTTTATCGACTTATCAGTTAACTCTTCCTCTACTACACGAATACTGTATTTACCGAACAAAGCAGTATCAGGACTTGTTTTTCCGTCGTGTATAAGTATATAAGTTGCTAATTGTTCCTGTATTCTCTTTAAGTTACTATAGCTATCTCTTAAGTCTTGTAGTACTGCAGAATCTTTTGTCGACTCACATCCTTCCAGTTTTGCTATCAGTACTTTTAATCTAAGTAGTAATTCTGTAGCATTTGTTAGTAAGTACCTAACAAAGCTTAATATCACTGCTAGTAAACTGTTTATTTGCTCTAATCTTTTAATTACCTGATTATTTTTATTCTCAGCTGATTGTCTAGCTTTCTCAAGTGATGCAGTAATTCCGTGTGTAGTAAATAAATTCGGAAGAGGTAAGCTTAAGAAGAATGTACCTATAAACTTTAATATCTTTACTAATAATAGAGCTAGCTTAATTAAAAACTGTAACTGTCTTATGACATTATAAATTTTTTGAGCTATTTGAATAAAACTATTTACTTGATTTGCAATTTGTTTTATTGTAGGAAGTATTTTAGTAGGATCAAGTACTTCTGATAACCTCTGTATTTCTGCTCTAACATCTGAACCTAAAAAATTACCTAGTAAAGCTAATGCGGATTTAAAATTAAGCGTTTGAATTGTTACACAAACCGATCTTATATCGTTTATCTTCTTTAATAACTTCTGAAGATCTTCGTTATTTATATTTCTATAGTCGGTATACTGATTTATATAACCGACAAAATTATCAACATAGTTTAAGCTACCTCCTAATCCAGGTACTTGAGAAAGTAACGTAGCATCTTCTCCTGTAAAAATAGAATTAGGATTATTGGGAGAAATCGTCTCGAGTAAATCTTTTAAATTTTGTAAAAGGTTATAGGTGTTAAATGCTAGTAACCTTGTACCTGAAATTTGAGTCTCTCCAGGAGCAGGTGCTCCAAAATCTTGTATAGCTTGTTTCTGGGTAATAGCTTGGGGCTGTACTCCAGCATAGCTTCTAACCAAAGTAGTAGGAAGGGCTAAATACTTATCTATAGTATCTTGTACTTCTTTTGCTATATCTTGTACGGCATATAAAGCTTTTTCAACAGGATCAGGACTAGCACTCCTTTTTGGCGGTTTAGAGTTAATAGTAGTTGTTACAAAGGATAATACATTACAAATATCTAAACCGTTTATAGTATCTAGTATATTGAATAAACCAGACTGTAAGAAGTTAGATTTTTTTTCTTTTGGCGTAGTCTTGATTGTTGCAGAAAAAGAAGCTGCGGATTTTTCTACAGGTACACCCCATAATATTTTATAAGTACTCACTTGAAAAGTCGCTATTGACTTTGAAAAGAATACTATAAGGGTCTCTATCGGATCTTTAGGTTTAGCCATTACTTAGTATAAGTTGTTTTTGATAGACAAGGACCTTGTAATTGCTTCTTTATAACAGGTGCAGTATCTGCGAGTATTTTAGCTGAAGCTATTATTTCAGGAAGAGAAGCTGCTAACCCTGATTCACTTATATTAGCTAAGCTATTTCCTAAAGCTTGTAAATTATCTAATAATTGTCCTAATTGAAAAGCTGTTTTTCTACCTAAGAAAACAGGCTCACCTTCTAATTTTGCTCTTAAACCTAATTCTATAAATCCAGAAGAAATGCTAGTACTCTCTGTAGCATCTACAGTAAAGGTAGCAGGGCTTGAAATAGATACTCCTTTTTTTCCAAACATAAAGATAAAGTCATCATAAGAATGATTTGTAACTCTTCCTGAAGAAATTATTACTTGATTACCTTTATATGGAAATTCTGGTTTATACATTACCTAATTACATTTGGATTTTGATTGTTAATACGTACATCCTGTGTATTAGCAGAAAGTGAATCTAAACTGGTCAATTGTTGATTTAAAGGTATGACATTAGCCACTAAATCAGCCTGTAAAGTAACTCCTAGAGTTGTTAAAGGAAAATTTTTATTTATATCTACTATCTCAACTACCTGTCCGTTTGTTAAATAAATTGAAGAAGGATCTCTATTAATATTCTCTATTGTTGGTATCCATCCTTCTTGGTCTACTTGCCTTCCCTGACCATTTCTAATAATTGTAATAGGGTTACCTTCTGGTCCATCCCACCAATAATTTTTATCTCTATTTGATATTAATGAAGATCCAAATCTTATTGAACTACCTACTCTACTTTCAAAAGCAATATCTCCTACAAACATTTCCAAGTTCTTAATGTTAGGTTTTTCGGGAAAATTATTACCTAAAGGATATTGAATTGATCCTGTAGTAAGATTAGATGTTTGATTTGTAATTCCGTTTTGCTGATAGTTAACTTTTACTGCATTTACATGCTCGTTATAATCAGTTAAATTAGGAAGTGCGTTGTGGTTAACTGCTCCCCATAAATTAAAAGGGGGTAAGTAGTAATAACTCTTCTGATTCGTATTTTCATTTAAACCTAAACTTGGTCCTGTTACAATATGAACATACTCTCCCTCTGTTGGATATTGCTTCATCCAGGAGTAGAAAGGCATAGCAGGCTGGTTTCCTTCACTATTAAAAGTACTGCTTTGAGT